GAAGTAGAATCCACACTAGGATTACGTAATGACTTTACAGGTGGTCAATTCACTGTACTTGATATGTTTAATCAAGACTATGATGCAGCCACTGAGGTAGCTAATTCAAGTGGATGGGTTGCAATACATGGTGGTGGAGCCACTGCAAAAGAAATAGGATTATGGCGTTATGATACGACAACATATACACCTATTTGGGAATTATCCCCTGCAAATATATGGAACTTTGGTATTGCAGATGTACAGATACAAACAAATCAAATCTGGCATGCAGGTAACTTTACAGATAACTCTACGAATTGGAATGCAGCATTTGGATGGGGTGATCACGCAGGACTATATTTAGAAGTTGATGGCACTAATGCTATGACAAATAACCTGAATATGGGAAGCTTTTCCATAACTGCTGCTTCAGGTATTACAATTAACAATAGTATATTTGCAGGGTCAGATAATGTAATTATTGATTTTGATAGTCTTAATGTATTTAGTCTTGGTATTTTTGCTGAGCCTCAGTTAAGGTATAATCTTGATACAAACACATGGACTATTGATGCTGAAGAAATTGTAGTTGACAATGATGCTAGATTAACAGATGCTAGAACTCCTTTAGCTCATACTCATCTCTTAGCAGATGTCACAGATGTTACAGCTACAGCAGCAGAATTAAACTTACTTGACTTAGCAGGTCTTACTGCTGGTTGGGTACTTAGTGCTGACACAGCAACTACAGCTAGTTGGAAGGCACCTACTGGTGGAGGTGGAGCAATAGGAGGTTCTATCACAGATAACCAAATAGCTGTAGGGGCAACTACAGCAGATGATATTGAAGGCTCTGCAAACTTAACTTGGGATTTAACTACTCTATTAGTAGAGGGAGCAGTACAGGCTGAGGCAGGGTATGTAAGTGCTAAGAGAGTGGCAGGTACAGCAGACACTCATATAACAAGTATAGGGAACTCAGGTACAGCTAACAATTTCTTAGTAGGAGGCAGTACTACAGGCTCTACTACTTCTATGGATACCTATTTAAGGATACGAAGTATAGCAGACGGAGATTTAACATTCCAAGAGAACTCTCTAGCTCATAAAATATGGCATGAGGGTAACTTAACTCCTACAGATTATGTATTGAAAGCAGGAGATGTGATGACAGGAGATTTAACTGTCAATGCTAAAGTACTTGTACCTAATGCTGCAGTTAATGACTGGGCATTTAGAGCAGATACAAATGATGTGAACTACTCAGGCTTATGGTTTACATCTGCAGGAGATGGTATGCTTATATTAAGAGACTCTTTAGGTGCTAATACCCAATTAACATATAATGCTACTATTAATGGCTTAAATGCAACTGGTAATATTAACTCAGAAGGGAGCTACTACTATGGAGACAGTAAAATTATAGCACAATTCTCAGATGCATGGTTAAGGCTTAATAGTGGAGGTGACTTTACTAATGGTATCTACTGTGGCAGTAGTATTGTTCGTACAGATGGTAGCCTACAGGTAGGAGGTAGTGGGAGTATGTTCCATGCGACTACTACAGGAGTAGTGAGCAGTGCTATCAGTATGACCTCAGTGACTGTGACAGGTACTACCTCTCTAGTTGCAGGGAATAATGGTGTGCAGAATGGAACTTTTACACTAGATAAAGCTGACACAGGAGGAGTGGCTCTCGCTTATGAGGATGACTATTATAGATGGAGAAGAGGTGGAGCAGGTACAATATCAGGTTTTAGGTGGGATAACTTTGACTCACAGGTGATGAAATTAACGTCTAGTGGTTCAGTCTTAACTTTAGGCACAGATGTAGCCACTACAGGAGCTGTACACGCAGGTGATTTCATAGCAGGCAATCAAATAATTAACTATGGTGTCGGTAGATGGAATGTATCTGAGGCAGATACAGCACACCAGAGATGTGATGCTAGAGACGATGCTACCACACATGCTAGACTCCACTGGTATGGCGTAGATTCACTAGGAGTAACTAAAAACTTTAGGCATGCTTGGTACGATGGTAATAACTATGTGAATATTGACTATGACGCTGATGTATTGTCATTTGATAGTGACACATCTCCCTTTGAATTAAACATAAGGAGTACTGTAGACTGTGGTATCCACATTGAGGCAGATGTAGGAAACTCTGTTGAGACTGATAACCCTTATCTTAAAATGTCTCAGGATGGTGACCTTGTAAATATTACATACGCTTTAGAAGGAACAGCTAATTCTGCTTACACAGGCTCTTTAGATAATCAGGCTTATGTTTTAATGAACCAGTCTATCTCTAGGTATAGTATTGCTATGAATAACACCACAGCAGGGGATCTTCGTCTTGACATTGACAAGACTACTGGTATGGTGTTCAACAATGAACTCGGTACACAAGGTACATGGATAACTATGGACTCTAGCGGTGCAGGTTCTAATACAGGAGAACAGTCAGCAGGTATAACTTTAGGTGAGTCAGGATATAAAGGCGCAGCAGCTATTCACATGACCTATACAGGAGATGGTAGAGGTTATATTGGTATGGGTGCTGTCACAGCAGGTGTACCTCAATACATGGCTTTAAAGTTTCAGTACACTAACAACCAAATAGAGTTACATGGTAACTTAGAGCCAATGACAGGCGTAGATATAGACTATCAATACACAGGTGGAGTAATATCAAGGTCAGTAACTAACACAGGATTTTTAGAGGGTAGTTATAATAGGGATGGTTCTACAACAACTTCTACTGGTGCTATCTATGTAATGGGTGGTAGTTACCACCCCACAGCAACTGACCTTGGAAACATGTACGGTGTAGGGTACTGTTATGGTGCTGCCTTAAATGGTGTTAATGGTGATTTAGGTACTACTCCTTCAAATCAATGGGGTATGTACGTGGCAGCAGATGGTGAGGCAAGATTATGGTTCAATGCTAGTGCAGGTATCTCAAGACAGAAGGGAGCTGCTTACGCATCTAACCATATACTTAACTCTGATGAAAGAGCAAAGAATAGTATAAAGGATTATAATCCTGATGGATTAGAAATACTCTGGAAAGAGTTTGAGCTTAATTCAGAGAAAGGAGTTTATAGAGTAGGAGTAATTGCACAAGATTTACTTAAAACTAATCCTGAGTTTGTAGATGCAGGTGATCCAGATAATCTTACTGTAAAGTATATGGATTTACACTCCGCAGCTTTAGCTAAGAAAGATAAAGAGATAGAAGATTTAACAGCAAGGATGGAGAGATTGGAATTAATAATAAAAGAACTTATATAATGCCAGTACCAAATACAGATACATTTAGCCTACAAGATGTAGTAAATGAAATAGCAGGAACACAGACTAGTTTGTCTGCTTGTTTTACTGATGCAAATTCTGCTGGGTTTGATCCTACGTATTCTGGTGCTAAAGATAGACTAAGTAATTTTAGAAACTATACTGATACTCCTTTAAATCTTACTATATCTCCAAGTGTTTTACCTTTTACTGCAGCCGCAGGTAATAATAATATTGCTGTAACAGTAACAGGAGGAACAACAGCATGGACAGCAGTAGATAACCAAACCTGGATATTCTTAACAGGAACTACATCTTCAAGTACTAGCGGCACTACTACAGTAAATGTCAATACTAACTCCACTGGAGTAAGTAGATTTGGAACAGTAACATTTACTTGGTCTGGCACAAATAGAGTATGTAGTGTAATACAACAACCGTAATGAGAGTAATAAGATCATATTGGAAAGATTTACCAGAAGGAGCAAATACATTATCTGAAATACCTCAAGTTCCTTTATTTAATGAAGTTATATACGCTTATGGAGAAGGAGCTAAAGAAGATATACCAGAATTAGAAAGCAGAGGATACGTAGTACATTATATAGAAACTGATATGTTTCATCAAAATGTATATGGTAGAAAGCTAATAACATTAACAATGGGGCTCCATCATTTTGGTGAGGTATTGATGTTAGATTGGGATTGTCAATTAGTAAAACCTTTAGATTCTAAGTTCCAAGAATATATGGCAGAAAAGCCAACACAAATTCCATTGTATATGCACAATATACAAAACCCATATAACTGTGCGTTTAAATTTAATGGAAACTTTGCTCAACCTAATGCTGGGTTTGTATATACTAGAGACCAAGAATTAGGAGCAAGACTTATTGAATTACAAGTACAAAATGATATCCAAGGAATGGCAGATGAATGGGCAATGGCTTTATATCATGAAACTAGTGAAATAGACTCTTACATAGATCTCTATCATCCTAAAGTTTGCTACGGAGTAGATAAGGATTTTTATTTGGCAGACCCAGAAACAGAACATTCAAAGTTACAATTACCTCTAATGGAAAAAGTAGAAGAACAATTAGGTGGTATGGATATATATTTCAGACACATCTAAATAGCAATAACACTCATTAGGAAAAAGACAATAAATTATTATTTTTACACTGTACGTACAACTCATATACATCAATGAAATCCTTAACCTTATTTTTTAAGAGTCTAAATCTCACAAAGTGGGCTTTGCTGACATTAACCCCGATCTTAACTGTGATATTAAACACTCAAAGTGCCCTTATAGGGTTAGCTTTAATCATATTCATTGATATGCTTACAGGAATAAGAAAGAGTCTCCATGAGAGAAATCTTTCTTTTAGTCCATTTAAAAAAGAATTCTGGAAAGGAATAAACTCTCAAGGAATGAGAAGTACCTGGAGGAAGACTTACGAATATGGAATAGGAATCATAGTCTTCGCTGTATTTGAATCACTTGTATTCAAGTCAGAAGGATTTGAAATATTTGGATCCGTATTCTCTCTCACTGAATTTGCTGTTATTACAGCATCAGTTGTTGAGATCTACAGTGTTTTTGAAAACATGGAAGCTGTAAGTGGTCGTAATATACTTAAAAGAATGACAGCATTCTTAAAGGATAATGAACTTGTGGCATTTGTGTCAAGGTTCTTGAAAGGAAAGAAAAATAGTGGCTTATAAATTTGGATCATCCAGCGCTAAGAAATTAGCAACTTGCCATGAGGACATTCAAAAGGTTCTCAACTTAGCTATAAAAAGATCTCGTGTTGACTTCGGAGTATCAGAAGGGCATAGAACCATTGAGGTTCAGCAATCATACTACGCAATAGGCCGGACTGTTCAACTACGAAGAGGCACTATCACAAATGTAGACGGAGTTACCAAAAAAGGCAAGCACAACTATCTACCATCAAAAGCTGTAGATATTTATGTTTGGCATGATGACCCGGCAACTAGAAAGAATATATCATATAATGAATTTCATTTAAGCTATGTAGCTGGAGTAATAGACTCTTGCGCAAAAGAGCTATATGATAAAGGAGAAATAACATCAGAGATAAGATGGGGTGGCAATTGGGATTCAGATGGAGTAATCAAGTTTGATCAGAATCTTAATGACATGCCTCATTTCGAGATAAAATAAAAACATTGTCTGAACTTAGTGAAAAAACAACCATAAGAGTACCACTCTTCGCAGCGATACCAATCATTATTGCATTGATATCTTTTGGAGGGATAGTTGATAGGTTGCTAACAAGTGAAGAAAGAAGAGAGGAGCTGAAAGAATATCTTCTTGAGGAAGTAGAAGGCCTTAGAAAAGATTGGGAACGGGATAGGAAGTCTCAAGATGAAAGGCTGTATAGGTTAGAAAAATTAGAAAAACATGATGGAGAGGATTAAGAATTTTGTAATACTAGGACTTGCAATAGCTCTAGGAATTGTATTATATATGAATAGTGGTGACGATCCAATTCCTGATCCAGTCGATGTGACTATACCAGGATCTCAAGGATCAACAGGAGTAGTAGATTTAGTTCCAAAAGATTCAGTCAAGACCGTCACTGTTTACTTACCCGGAACAGTAAAGAAAGAAGTTGTTGTAGATTCACTATACAAGAAAAGATACGAAGATGCAGTTGCTGCCAAAGATTCAGTTGCAGCGAAACTTGTACTTCTTGAAGCTATCAGAATAAGAGAGTATAATAAAATAGCCATAGACAACGATACTATAAGAGTTGATTTATACGCGAAGACAAGAGGTGAGCTTCTTGCGTACAAAATAGATTACAATGTAAAGGATCAGACTTTTACTTATACTCCGGAAGTTATTAATGTCCGGCCAAAAGTAACAATGCTTACTGGTCTTGAATTAGGAATGTCTCAGTTGGGCCAGGATCCTTCTTTAAAATTAGATGTTTACTTTCAAAACAGAAAGGGACACATGTATGGAGCTGGTCTCGATACTCAAGGAAATTACTTTGTTGGATACAAGCATGCAATAAATCTAAAGGGCTTAAATCCATTCAAAAAGAATAAATAATGTTTTAGCTATAATGTGTAATAGCTTTAGCCTACCTCATGTATTATATTTGTTGGTAAGGAGAAAATATATTATACATTATGGAAGAATTAAACTTAACAGATTTAGCTGAAGTGGGTGATGGATTCACACTATTCCCAGCTACTGACGAAGAATTAAAGGGCCTTGCGGATAAAGACAAGGACAAAACAAAAGATCAACTTAGTGATGATGAGAAGACTGCAGCCGCTAAAGCTGTAGGAGATGCCAAAGAAAAGGCAGATGCTTCTGATCAAGAGAGCGTAGCTAAAGATAAAGATAATACTCAAGTTCAGGCAGGTAAAACTGCTGATGGTGATGAAGGTGGTGATTCTTCCTCTCCTAAATTGAATGATACTGAACAGCTTTATTCAAACCTAGCCACGGAATTCAAAACTAAAGGGGTTTTACCTGGACTTGAAGACACTAAATCTATTAAATCTCTAGCTGATTTGCAGAATGCAATGAAGGTTGAGATTGAGTCTCGTTTCGATAGCAGAACTAAAGCTATTAATGACGCAATCAATGCAGGACTTCCTGCTAATGAGATTGCTGAACAAATGGAAACAATTGAGAAGCTAGAAAAAATAGATGATGCCTATATAACTAAAGAAGAGAATGTAGAGTTCAGGAGGACTGCTATTATTCAGGACTTCATTAGCAAAGGGTATCAAAAAGAAAGAGCCGAGACAATGGCTCAAAGGTCAATAGATGCTGGTACTGATGTGGATGATGCAAGATTTGCACTAACCAGTATCATAGCTACTGAAAAGAAATCTTTGGAAGACACCATAGCAACCGCTAAGGCATTGGAAACAAAGAATGTAACGGATGTTAAGGATTATATCGCGAAGAACAAAGAGATTATTCCCGGGATCCCTTTAACACAAGCTCAAGGTGATGAGCTTTATAAAAATATCACAACTGACTTAGGGAATAAAGAAAATGCCTTCATGCAGGCCCAGAAAAAGGATCCAGTTGGATCAAGGGTTAAGCTTGAAGCAATCTTTTTCTTAACGAAGGGATTGACAGACTTCTCTGTATTTAACAATGCTAAGGAATCTGACATATCTGAAAACATAGAAAATTTATTAAGAGGCGCGAGTTTTACCAAATCAGGTAAAGTTGATACTGAAGTCCAAGACGACAATGCCAACTTCACACTCAAAGATCTTAAGGATTTGCAGATAGAATAATAACAACTTTTTTAAAACAATTAAATTATGCAA